TTATGTTGGATTATTTCCTCTTTTTATAAAATTTTCTATTTGATGCACCATCGCACACTGTGCCGCCCACCAACGCAATTCTTCATTTGTTATATTTTGCCCCAAAATGCGTTCAACCGTCAAAGAACGTAAATGAGATAAAACTTGTTTCCCAGATTCTGATGCAAATGTGCGGGCATATTGTTTTTCTGTTTCTGTCATTATAAAAATCCTTTTTTATATAGACATTTCTTCACGTGCCATTTGTGCTATTGGTGCGATGTATTTTAATTCTGCATCAGAATGCAAAGATATTTTTTCTATCAATCCACGACGTGATAAAATCTGAAGACCACGTTCACACAACGGCCTTATGAATTCATGTAATAAACGACCATATGTTGCACCCAAAATTCTTACCATATCAGAATTACGTGCCAATATTTCTGTGGCAGTCATTTCTTTGTCTGACAACAGCCCAAGTCTGTCTGCCAAAAGGCTGTGTCTTATTCTATCGCGCAAATCACGCAAAACTATCTGTGATACATCAAAATCTGCGCCACTGGAAAGCGGTGTCAAACCAGAACTTCCCACCGCTTTGGGAATAATTGCACCTGGTGTTAAATTTATATTAGAAAGATTTATAACACCATCATCATCGGCTTGCCATATACCACTTACCGCTATGGTTGCGTTTTTCAATACTAATTCTACAACTTTGTTCGCTGTTTTGATATCTGGCAAAGCACGTAATACAGGGCTTCGGCCATATAATTCACCTGTGACCAAAGACCAACGGAATATTATATATGGATTTGTTTCAAAAGTTCCACGTGCAACGATATTATTTTCTAAATCTCCACCAACATCAACCCAAGCGGTAAAATCTTTATCTATCAAAGCTTGAACCAATCTGATTGGAGTTTGCGGATTATTTTTAATTGTATCTTTCATATTGTTTGGCATTGTAAAGTTCGGGTATTTTTCCATCAAATCACATGCCGGCATAGATGTAGTATGAAATACAGCATTTGGTAATATCGCAATATCTGTCATCGGAATTGCAGTAAAGGAAAAAGCAGAATCAGCCCCCAATGGATTTTCTGCCATAAACAAACATGCTGTGCCTAAAACGACCAAGTCCGTATAACACTGATGGATTGTTGTATAAAAGTTAGAATCGTTCAAATGCGCGCGCAACATATTTGTCGCAATTTCTGCATCTGGGGATAAATCACTTTCTTTGACCAGATTTATCCAAAGAGATTCTGGCGGGGTTAACAACGAATACATAGATGCAGCCAAATTATCAACTGCATCTGCAGCCGTAGAATCAAACAAAGTCGCAACGTCTGTATCATCTACTGGTATAGTATATCTCATTGCTGTTTTCCACCTGGACAACCAAACTTCTCTTTCGTCCAGTGCACGTTTATATAATTGCATAAGATTTTTTTGCATTTTATTTCCTTTTTGTTTTGTTGGTTATATTTTGAAATCTGTGTTTGCGTGAATAATTTGATTACGTTTATTTATCGCCCTTATTGGAAATGGATTCATAGCCAACGCACCAGACAAAGCGTCCAGGCCGTCATCATGTTCGTTTGAACCCATTGGTGTCCAAGCCAACATCTCTGATAACAACATTGTTTGTTTTATCCTCTCGTGCATGTAAAGGCGACCTGTCATCAAAATCGGTTCAATAGCATTCAAAATTCTTGTTTCTTTTTTTATATGGTTTGAAATTTGAATGATATTTATCGCCATCTGTTTTTTTAATGCGGTATTTCTTATAATCTCTGGCAAAGCATTACCGATACCGTTGATTTCTATACCGATTCTACCTATGTTGTGTTTTTTCATAAAATTCAAAACTGTTTCGCATTGATTTGCCAATGGATACATATCTTCGTCAGATACAGTTGTATATAAAATATCATGAACGAATACAGTGCTGGTTTTATCATCACGATAAATCAAAACACATACACTGCCATCTGAATTTACACGACCAGAAGAAGGGTCCCAATAAAAAGCAGCACCCGATATTTCATAATTTTCGATTCGCGCAAAAATACTATCAAATTCTGCATCGTAAAAATTGATAGCGCCCGGATCAAGGTGTATACGTTCTTCGGCCACGTATTCCAGCATCATTTGTGCCGAAAAATGTCGTGGTCCAACAACAGTTTCCAATTCATGTATTTTATTTATTGGAAACATCTCTGGCCATGCCGGATTTCCGGCATTATCCATTATCGGTATCTTTAATTGTTTATACCCCTTTAAAAAAGGTGTTGAATTATCAAAATTTTCGTTTAATCTAATAGACATGGATTTTACCCCGAAAACTTTACCTGTGAATCTTGAGGCAGAACAAGCCGTTCTGGCTGCGGTTTTGATGGACAATCGTGCATTGGAATCTGTATCTGAATTTTTATTACCAGATCATTTTTCTCACCCTGCCCACCAAGAAATATATAAATTGGCTTTGCGTCAATGGGCGGTCGGAATACCATTTGATATCATCACCGCAAAAACGTATTTAGAACAACAGGGAACACTTGAATCTGTCGGTGGCACAGAATATTTATCTAAATTGGTTTCGGCTGGATCAACTGTCGTTAACGTTGAACATTATGGTCGCATAGTTTTTGATAATGCACGTCGTCGTGATTTGATACATTTGGGCCAAGATATTATTGATGATGCATATACCGAAGATTTGGATAAATCTGTGAATACACAGATAGAATCTGCGGAACAAAAATTATTTAATTTGGCATCAACTGGTCAATCGGAACGCAACATTGTCACATTAGGTGATGCATTAAAAAGCGCATTACAAGAAGCAGAAATCGCATACAAGGCAGATGGTAAATTGTCTGGTCTTACCACTGGTTTGGACGATTTGGATAAATCAATCAGTGGTTTACACCATTCCGATTTAATTATTATTGCTGGTCGTCCTGCAATGGGTAAAACAACATTGGCATTGAACATCGCTTTTAATGCTGCGAACGCTATATTAAATGGCCGTGCAAACAAAAATTACAAGGGTGCAGTTGTATTTTTCAGTCTTGAAATGTCTTATCCTCAATTGGCCGCGCGTATATTGTCTTCGCAATCAAAAATCCCGTCTTCCCGCATGCGTGAAGGCAGCAATTTAACAGACGAAGATTTTATGAAAATGTCACAATATACTGATGCTTTGTCCAAGGTGCCAATTATTATTGATGACACTTCTGAAATGTCTGTGCCGGGAATAAAAACACGCGCACGTCGTATCGCACGTCAATTTGGTGGTGTCGCTTTGATTGTGATTGACTATTTACAGTTGATGACTTCACCTGGTGGTAAACGCAACGATAATCGTGTCCAAGAATTATCTGAAATCACACGAAGCCTTAAAATCTTGGCCAAAGAATTAGATGTTCCAGTTATCGCGTTATCTCAGTTATCACGAAAAGTTGAAGATCGTGATGATAAACGCCCGATATTGTCTGACTTGCGTGAATCTGGTTCTATTGAACAAGATGCGGATATTGTTATGTTTACATACCGTGAAGAATATTATTTGGAGGGTCATTCCCCAGACCAACGTATCTCTGGCGCGGCAAGTGACAATGTTTTGCAACATTGGCAAAACCGTTTAGAAAAAGCACGCAACAAAGCAGATGTCATCGTTGCGAAAAACCGTCATGGTAAACCAGAAACTGTGCACTTAAGTTTCAACGGTGATTTTTCATTATTTGATAACTTGCAATTCGGACAACAACCTGCACCAGATCAAGATTTTAATCAACCTTTTGCTGCACCAGCACAATCTGATACACAAACTGTTGTTGATATAAATGATATCCCTGACGATTTTGTTTAAATTTTCCTTGCCAATTTTGTAAAAATTCATTATCATTTTGTCAACATATATATTTAAGGAGTCAATAATGGCACAAGAAGAAATCATTTTTCCAAATAATATTCGCAATATTCGTGCGGCCAAGGGCATGAAAATGACGGAACTGGCAAAACGTGCCAATTTGTCTCTGTCTGCTGTATCCAAGATTGAAAAAGGTGTAAGACGCCTCAATCAAAAACAGTTGTTGAACGTTTGCAATATATTGGGTTGCAAACTGTCTGATATATTTATTCATGAATCAGATGCTGTTGCACAAAACTGGCAAAAAGAAATCAAACGTCGTCTTACTGATAATGAAGACAGCGGTTTAAAAGTTTTTGGTTCTGGGTTGCGCAAAATCCGTCAACGTTCTGAAAAAACCATTGCTGATGCTGCACGTGCGGCAAATATGACTTTGTCCGTATACCATAAGATAGAGGTTGGTCAACGTGAAATTTATGCAGATGAAATCGACGTCTTGGCAAAGGCTTTTGGTTATACTTCATCACAATTGTTTGATGAAATTGCAAAGTTGTATAACAGCGGTGAATTGACCAAACAAATCAACAAAGTGACCGAACGCGTTAAATCTGTATTACAACCTGGTAATCCTGTTTCTGGTTTGGACGTTCATGGTGGTTTATATGGTGCACAATTATATGATAATGCACGCAAGAAATTGATTCCTGTGTTTGGAACACCAAACGGCAAATGCATCAAATTAAAGAAATCTGACGAAACAATGATTATCGCACCTACGGCTATGGAAGGACGCAGCGGTATATATGCTGTGGTTCCAAATGCTAAACGTTCTGGTGGATTTATACCTGGCTCTGCATATGTATTTGCTGATGCGAACATTAAACCAAAGGTTGGCGATTTGGCGGTATGTATAAATGCAGACTTTTCAAAAATGAATCCAGAAGAAGTTGTTGACGCTCAAATTGCAGTCGTTGCACAAGATTCTCATGGCAAGGTATATGGTCATATATCTGGTCCAGAAGAAAAGGTAAATGCAAAAACAATGCACAAGGTTGTTATGATTGTTATGCAATAACTCTGAACAACGGGGGGGAGAAGTTATGCCACAGCAAGCACACATTATCGCACAACGTTTGTTGAACCTTTATCGCCAAGAACATGTTATTGATGGCGGTTGGGCTGCTGTGAACAAGGTTTTTATCGCAGAATCTGATAACGAAGCGGTTATCGCAGAACTTGAAAATATGCCAACTGGTAAAAAATTGATTGCACATATCAATAATCTGCGCACCAAGAAAACCCCTATGGATTCCATAGACAAAGATTTATTGCCTTATGGTGGTTTGATGTCTGGTATCGAAGTTGCCATTTCTTTAAGTGATTCTGAATTTGCCGAATTAAAAGATGCTTTGAATAAATTCCAACCAACTGCCGAAGATTTGAATAAAATAAAAAATATGTCAATTGTTCGCAAATTCGGCAGTGATTGGGCCCAAGATATCAAGGCTGCAATCGCATCTGATCGTGATATGTTGGTCAAATGGCATACCGTTATTCAAACAGACAAGGCGTATAAAACTTGGGATTCAGCGCAACAGTTGTTATCCGAAACTTTGACCGAACGCAATCGTGCCCAAATCCAAGCAGATATGCCAGAATACGAAACATATCTTCCAATGTTCGGTGATTCCGGCAAAGAGATGTTGGTTAAATTGCGTACATTTATGTCATCTTTGCAATAACTATTCCGTTTTATATATTGTGTCTTTGGTATGTGGTGTCCCAATGTAAATCATTGCGCCAGTCGGAGATAAAATAAAATCCAATTCCCGTAATCTTTCACGTAATTTGATTCGCTTTTGATACGTATCACATGTATTTGGCACTTCTACGTCATCGCAAATTATTAAATCTGAACGCATACCAGTTATGTTTCCAGTGATACCTTGACATATCACAGAAGGTTCACGAATACCCACAGGTCGTTTTATAGTAATTTTATGACTTCCCCACTCTTTTTTAACATCTGGCAATATATCATTACACCAAGGATGATTTTCCAATATGTTTTTTACATGTGAAACCATTCGCGATGCAAGACCAGATTCTGCTGACAATATCAATATCCGCATATTCGGATTATGATATAATACACATGCTGCAAACACACCCACAACCGTAGATTTTCCAGAATGCCGAAACGCATTTAATAAACCACGTCGTGGTTCATTGTTTAACACATCAACCAAAAAATGCATTATCTGTTGATGATGAGATGGTGTTTGCAGCCCCAATAACTTATTCCATTCATCTAAAAAACTATATGCTGCCGTAATCGTCATTGTTTTCATTGATGGCTTCTTCTGTGATATAACCATAATCATTTATCAATACTGGCAAAGCATTAGCCAAAACTGATACCAGATTATTGTATAATCCCAAAACCGCACCCCCAGACATTTTATCTTCAATTGTTTGCAACACATAATCTATTTCGGCCAATAATGTATCATGCACATTTTCCCACTCTGATAAATCAATATCTATCGCGTTTAAATCTTGAAGTGCAGCCAAAAGAAAATTGAAATCAGAATTCAAATCTTCTGGATCAATTTTTAATGTCGGCTGGTAATCTATTACCCTGTTCAAAGAAACGTGCCGAAATATATCTATATGTGCACCAGATTCTGGGGCATTGCCGAAAACAACAATACCACCATTAAAATCGTTATTCGGATTAACATCATATTGTGTGTTATCCAATAATTCATTATCAATGCTAACTTTGATATCAGCATTTTGAAAAAAGGGAAAAGAAAAAATGTATTCTGTGGTATTTCCATCTCCGGTATAAGATATTTTATACATGATTTCCCCCTATCCTGCTATGGAATCTATCTTGGACAGCCATGCTTTTATAAGGTTTGGCTTTTTTGTTTTTATTTTTTTCATTTGTTCAAGATTTTTCTTCTTTTTTTCTTCGTATGGTTGTTCGGTTTCTGCACGTAATCTTTTTAACACCGCATCTTCAGACAAACTGTTCCCCGAATTACCAGTCGCACCATATTTGGCACGTTGTTCTGCTAAAACTTTCTTTATCAGATTTGTCTTTGTGTTTTCGTCTGATGCGATTTGAGCCAATATTTTTTGACGCTCTGTTTCTGCTTCTTTCTTGGACTTGTTATAATCTAAAACTTTTGTCACATCTGATACTAGTTGTCCCATAAAAATCTCCTTTGGTTTTTTTATATTAAATACCTGCCCTCTGTCGTCACTGATAATATTGTGACAGGCAATTGTTCACTGCTGGATATTGACCACAAAGGTTCCATTGTTTCAATTTGTGTTCCCAATATATTCATAGATAAATCACCAGTGTATCCGTTGCTATCCGCATCATATGCATAATTTGGAATTTCCATACGATAATCATTAACAAACAATGTCTTGGTATTCATAACCCGCAAAGATATTTTCTTTAAACGAATTTTTTTTGGTGCGTGTCCGTTAACAATCATCGGCAATGCAGAAACACGATAAGAAAAACCGTAATTTTCTGCGTCATTCAAACAAGAATCATCAAATTTTTCCAAATAACTGGTATTGCCACGTTTAACAATAACATAAGTTTCATTGTTGATAACTGAAACATATTTGAAAAGACCATCTGTAGTATATCGTGCCCATGCAGATACATCTGTGCTGGCATATTTATTATATACCGCCATATACCCATCGTTCATAACAACGAACAGTTGATGAGTTCCGGGGTTATAAGCCATGCTTGTTGGATTATTCATTAAATGTTTTGAAAAAGTGCACAAATCTGTCGCATTATATTTTTCATTTAATGTATCCAAATCTAATTCACGAATATCTTTGCCTGATGCTGAAACAAATACCGTACTGCCGTCTATTTGTTGCGGTGGTAAAAATCCAGCGTTCCAACACCCAACCGAAGTATGCTGTTTTATATCAACATTTGACGGGGTAAGTGGCGAATTTGATATAGCCCATTCACCAACTGACGTTAATATTTGTAATGCATAACTGCTTACTATTGTGCATATTTGGTGATGTTGCGAAGATAATAATGTCGCAAAAATCGCTTCATCTTCTAAACCTGTTCCAATATCAAAGTTATTATATTCACCAACTTTGGACATCCAAATATTATTTGGTACAGACGGTGTCCCACCAAATACTAATCTGTTTTGATGGAAAGATACAGATTGTGGCCAACCACGTTTATTACTAAATGCAGATTCATACCATTCTGATATCGGGTCATTTGGAACAGTGAAATTACCATTGGTATAAACAGTTGCAACTCGTTCACTTTGTACAGATTCAACGACCCATTGTTTATCATTGACCAACAATCTTACGTTGACCCAACTGTTATCCCACATATCAGCACTCGCAGTAAACACCGCATGATTATTATCAATATCACTGTTTGTGATAGTAATAGTGATTTCTTTTGTATCTTCAAACCGCATAAAAGGTATGTTTATACTGACATCTGTGTTCATATAAAAATTAAAATTAGATATACTAAAACCAGATGCTGTCTTGGATAAAATACGCGGTTTATAATTTGGATGTACAAAAAATATCTCATTGAATCTTTGTGCATATTGAAGTTTGTTTATTTCAGATGCATGCCAAGGTGCCACCAAAGTCGTCAATTTTACATCATTTTGAAAGACATCAATTGAACTTTCATAAATTACCAACAAATATTTTTCTGATTCGCTGATTACAAAAGGCACTATCACAGAACTGTTTGACACACTTCTTATTTTTTTTAATCCCGGCCTGCGTTTCAATCCGCCAGATTGCAGCACATCCATATTTTCCAACTTTGCAACCCCAGAAACATTGTTTGTTGCGTAAAACTCAGGGGCAATTTCACCGTTAGAAAAAGCGTATTGTGTTTTAAGAAAGTTTCCCATAATATAAATCCTTTGGTCTAAAATCTGGAATTAATCAAAGAAAATTCATCTATGTTTGATTGCCGATTCAAAGTGCTGTCCACAAATTTTGCGGATTGATATTCTGATTCATACAAAGATGTCATCATACGAAAAACATTTGCATCTCCAATCAGCGGGATACAAAATTCCACAGCCAATTTGGCGGCTACCAGTGTTGCAAAATATCCCGGAAAATCTTCTGGCGATGTTTTTACTATGGCAGATATTTCCAAAGTATCATTGTTTGTGATAATTTTATTACCGTTAATTTGACCTTCGCATTTCAAAATACGCAATACGTCTGATGGTATTATAAAATCGCCATCAGAATTCTTTTGCAACACCAAAGATTGTGTCGCAAATCGCCATGGAAACATAGCCAACAAAGTTTCTACTATTGGATCAAACAAAGTTCGGGCCAATTGTGCAGCAGCCGAATCTTCACGCCAAGATTGAATTGGTTTTTCACCAAGTTTTAATAAAGCCATTGAACATAAATCTATTTTTGTAAACATATCATCACACCCATTTATTAAAAAACGGGCCGACAAACCGGCCCGTTATATGAACAAACAAAATAATTTTTTTAAGCTAATGCACTAACAGTCACTGTACTGTCTGTGACAGTCACCGCTTTGATTGTCGAACCATTTGAACCATTAATCAAAATGATATCGCCAGTATTCATCAAAGTTCTTACGTTGGCAAAATATCCTGAAGATGTTATGTTTGCCAATGTTGCGCCTTCTTTGTAATGCCACAAAGTGAAACCATTTGCGTATGCAATTACAGACAAATTTTTATTTTGAAAAGCCATTTCATTTCCTTTTGGTTAATAGTGGTTAAGCATCATCATCACATTTGATACGAACGATACCTTCTGCATCAATTAAAACTGCACCTTGAGACATGCTGTTGCTGATAAAGTGTGCAGCACGTTCACCATGCCATGTGATATCTGTTTTAACTTCTTGACCGCACGCATGACCGATACTTGATGCATGATAGATAAAACAATCACGATCATCAGTGTTTGCAAGTGGCAAAGAATTACACAAAATCCAATTAACCCCTAACCATTTTCTTGATTCGCAACCATCAACCAAAGGTGTTGCATTGCCAACATAATCAGCAGAAACAAATTCTGATAACCCAAGCAATTCATTCCATTGATGAACACCAACTATGGCGAATCTGCGCCCATCATCTGGCACATCATTTGTATTCAAAATTTCCAACGCAGACATAACAAGTGCTTTGGTCAAACCTGTTGAATAATCTCCAACATATTGTGTTGCATTGTTCATAGCATTGATGATTAACTCGTCAGTTTTGCGTCCCAATGCATATGCACCAGCCGAAGCAACTACACGACGTTCATCAACGTTTGTTTTCAATTCATCCAATGCATCAACCCAATCACCTGCATAGTAATCTTGTAATGTGCATTCCACAGGGGTATGATTCAAATTCATAACCGGCACAATACCATGACGTGCTTTTGTGCTGGCGATACCTTTACCAACTTTTTGAAAAGTTGTAGAAGTGCCCACAACACCAGATTTGCTGCGAATTGTGGAACGTAATTTTGTGCCCATTTGCTGATAAGCCAAATGAACATCTGCTTCAAATTGTTTTATAAACACTTGATCTACAGATATAGACAT